ATGCCGAAGGCGGCCAAGGCCCGCACCAAGCGGACCAAGATCGCCGCCGCCTATCGGCGCGGCGAAAAGGGCAAGCTCGACCGCCACTGGCGCGGCTTCTTTCTCGACCATCTGGCCGAGACGTCCAACGTGACCGCCGCCGCTGACTTTGCCGGAGTGAACCCCGCCCGCGCCTACAAGGTGCGCCGCGAGGATGCTGCATTCGCGCGCAAATGGTATGCCGCGCTGCTCGAAGGATATGAGCATCTCGAACTCGAAACGCTGCGGCGCCTGCGCGAAGGCGTGCCCGCCGACGGGCCCAAATTCGACATCGCCAATGCGCTGCGTCTGCTGACGCTGCACCGCGACACGGTGGCGCGCGAGCGGACCCAGCTCGAAAATTCGGACGAGGCCAGCGTGCTCGCCTCGCTCAACGCCAAGCTCGAAGCCATGCGCCAGAACGAAATGGCGTTGCAGGCGGCGCTGGCCGAGGACGAAACCGATCCGGTTGACCCCGCCGATGCTGGGTGACGGCTTTCTCGACTGGCTGCGCAAACAGGACGACCGGACCAAGACCGGGCTGATCGCGCAGCTGGAGGAGCGCGAACGCGCGCTGATCCGGCACGACTGGCCGCTCTGGCGGCGCAAGGCGCAGTCCCCGCCGCGCGGCGCATGGAATTGCTGGGTGATCTGCGCCGGGCGCGGCTTCGGCAAGACCCGCACCGGGGCAGAATGGGTGCGCGAATCCGCCATCCTCGATCCCGATGCGCGGATCGCGCTGGTTGCCGCCTCGCTTGGCGAAGCGCGCAGCGTGATGGTTGAAGGCGAAAGCGGGGTGCTGGCGATCTGTCCGCCGAACTACCGGCCGTTCTACGAGCCCTCGCTCAAGCGGCTGACCTGGCCGAACGGGGCGATGGCCTTTCTCTATTCGGCCGCCGAGCCCGAAAGCCTGCGCGGCCCGCAGCATAGCCATGCCTGGTGCGACGAGATCGGCAAATGGCCGAGTGTGTCGGGCAAGGCCGAGGCGGCATGGGACAATCTGGCGATGGGGCTGCGGCTGGGGCTGCACCCCAAGGTAGTCGCCACCACCACTCCGCGCGCAACCGCGCTGGTGCGGCGGCTGGTGGGCGAGGAAACGCGCGGTCTGGCGCATATCAGCCGCGGGACGACCTATGAAAATGCGGCCAATCTGCCGCCGCGTTTCGTCGCCACGATTCGTGAGCGATATGGCCATACCGCGCTCGGGCGGCAGGAGCTCGATGGCGTGCTGCTCGAGGAGATCGAGGGCGCGCTGTGGACGCGCGCGCTGCTCGAAGCCTGCCGCGACGACCGGGCCGGCGATCCGCTTCAGCGCGTGGTGGTCGGGGTCGATCCGCCCGCCAGCGACCGCGGCGACGAATGCGGCATTGTGGTCTGCGCACTTGGCGCAAGCGGCATCGCGCAAGTGCTGGCCGATTGCTCGGTCGCGAAGGCCAGCCCCGAACGCTGGGCGCGCGCGGTGGCCGAAGCCGCGCGTGGCTGGAATGCCGACCGCGTGGTGGCCGAGGCCAACCAGGGCGGCCAGATGGTCGCCAGCGTGCTGCGCGCCGCCGATCTCGCGCTGCCGCTCAAGCTGGTTCACGCCTCCAGAGGCAAGGTGGCGCGCGCCGAACCCGTGGCCGCGCTCTACGAAGCGGGCCGCGTGCGCCATGCGGGGATGTTCGCGCAGCTCGAGGACCAGCTTTGTGGGTTGATCGCCGGTGGAGCGTACGAAGGTCCGGGCAGGTCACCCGATCGCGCCGATGCGCTGGTGTGGGCGCTGAGCGAATTGATGCTGGGTCGGCGTCAGGAGCCGAGGGTGTGGCAGATATGAGAAACAGCACTGGCCCGGATCAAGTCCCGGCCGACGAATGACGGGAAGGGTACCCCCTCGCCGTCGCCCCGGACCTGATCCGGGGCTGGTGCTTCTCATCGTCAAAGAATGACGTCGTAGAGGTCGTCCCAATCCGGATTCGCCTTTTCGATCAGGGCGAATTTCCATTCCCGGCGCCAGCGCTTCAGGCGCTTCTCATGAGCGATGCAGTCTTCGATCGTGTCGCCGCGCTCCGCCCAGACCAGCCGGGTCAGGCTGCGTCGGGCGCAATAATCGGAACCGGTGCCCTCGCGGTGCCGACTGACGCGGGTAGCAAGCGCGCTCGTCACGCCGACATAGAGTGCGGCGCGATAGCGGTTGGCCATGATGTAAACCCAGCCGCCAAGTCTTCCGCGATCCATGTAGCCATTCAAGAAGGCAGCACCGGCCCGGGTCAAGCCCGGGCCGACGAATAGAAAAACAGGCTCCTGAGTTCCCGTTGCCCCGGACCCCGGTCCGGGCCCGTGCTTCCCACCGACATTTCAGCTGGAGACTCTCATGTCCTTCCTCACCAGTCTCGTCTCCGCCTTCAAGGGCGGGGGCGGATCGCGCGTGCCTGTTGCGCGCGGCTTCATCAGCCCCTGGGCGTCCAGCTTCGACGGCGGGCCGCTGCAGCGCAGTCCCTTCGATTATGCGCGCGAGGTGGCCGAGGCCTATCTCGCCAATCCGGTCGCGCAGCGCAGCGTGCGGATTGTCGCCGAGGGGGTCGGCAGTGCGCCGGTCGCCTGCGATGATGCGCGGCTGGCGAGACTGCTCGCCAAATCCTGCGGGTCGCAGCCACTGCTCGAAGTGCTCGCCGCGCAACTGGCGCTGCATGGCAATGCCTATGTCCAGCTGATCAAGGATGGCGCGGGCGTGCCGGTCGAGCTGTTCCCGCTTCGGCCCGAGCGCGTGCAGGTGGTCGCGGGCGAGGATGGCTGGCCGGCCGCCTATCGCTATGTGCTCGCCGATCGCACGCTGACGATTGCGCTGGAGGACGAGCACGGCTGGCCCAACATCATCCACCTGCGCGGCTTCCACCCGACCGACGACCATTATGGCGCGGGCTGTCTTGCCGCTGCCGCCCCCGCGGTTGCGGTGCACAATGCGGCAAGCGAATGGAACCGCGCGCTGCTCGCCAATGCGGCGCGGCCTTCGGGCGCGCTGGTCTATGCCGGCGAGGATGGCGGCGCGCTGAGCGCCGAACAGTTCGACCGGCTGAAGAGCGAATTGCAGGCGGCCTTCCAGGGGCATGGCAATGCGGGGCGGCCGATGCTGCTCGAGGGCGGGCTCGACTGGAAGGCGATGAGCCTCAGCCCCGCCGACATGGATTTCGCCACGCTGAAGGTGGCGGCCGCGCGCGACATCGCGCTGGCCTTCGGCGTGCCGCCGATGCTGCTCGGCCTGCCAGGCGACAACACCTATGCCAATTACCGCGAGGCCAACCGCGCGCTGTGGCGCCTCACGCTGCTGCCGCTGGCGGGCAAGATCCTCGATGGGCTGCACGAGGGGCTGATCGACTGGTTCGCCGATGGCGCCAGCGTCGATCTCGACCGCGTTCCCGCGCTTGCCGAAGACCGCGAGCGGTTGTGGGCGCAGGTCAGTGGCGCCGATTTCCTGAGCACCGCGGAAGAACGCGCAATGCTCGGGCTAGAACGGCGATAGGGGCGGAACTTCGCCTGTGTAATTCTCGGTGAAGCTACACTCGCCCCGATCGAAGTGGAAACTGCCGCCCGCATCTTGGCAGTCATCGGCCGCGAGAAAATCGATCGAATAGAGATAGCCTGCATAGGCGAGCACCCCCGCGGCCATGAGGCCCACGATCCAGAGACACCCCGATTTGAAGACCCGCATCGGCGCTTTCTGCCCGATTGCAAAGCGATAGGGAAGCCATGACCAGAGAAGACATGCTCGCGCGGCTGATCGCGCAGGCCCGCACCGAGGGGGGCGAGCTGATCACCCTGCGCGCGGTGGTCGAGGAAGCGAGCGAGCTGGGCGCGAGCCGCGTGCTCGACCGGCTCGGCCTCGCCGATCCGGGAGCGCAGGACGACCTTGGCGAATTGCGCGAACTGCTCTCGGCCTGGCGCGACGCCAAGGCGAGCGCGTGGAAGGCGGCCATCGAGTGGCTCGTGCGCGGGGTGCTCGCGCTGCTGCTGGTCGGTATCGCCGTGCGGCTGGGCGCCGCGGACATGCTCTCGTGAGCCTGCGGATTGCGGGCTATGCCGCGCTGTTCGACCTACCCGATGGCGCGCGCGACACGATCCGCCGCGGTGCTTTCACGCGCACTCTTGAGGAGCGCGATGCCCCCTACCCGCTCTATTGGCAGCACCGCAGCGACCAGCGCATCGGCTGGGTCGAAAATGCGGGCGAAGATGCGCGCGGCCTGCGGATCATCGCGCGGATCGACCAGTTGGATGGCCGCGCCGCCAGGCTGCTGCGGACACGCGCGGTCAGCGGGCTGAGCTTCGGATACCGCGCCCGCCGCTTTCGCCAGACGCCGGGCGGCCGCGAGCTGGCCGAAATCGACCTGTTCGAAGTCAGCGTGGTCACGCACCCGCTGCAGCCGCAGGCGAGGATCCACCTCACCGCCTGACCGCCCCGACGCTCAAGCCCCCACCCCTCGCCGCCTTCCGGGCGGCTTTTTTGTGCCCTGAAGAAAGAGGACCCTTCTATGGAAACGACCACCCCCACCGATCCCGCCGAAGCCAGCTTCGATATCGTCGCGCGGCAGGACAAGACCGAGGCCGATGTCGCCTCGGTGCGCAGCGATGTCGACGAGGTGAAGGCGCGCGTCGACAAGATCGGCCGCGCCGCGGCGCGCCCGGCAATCGGTTCCACCGAGGAACCCGCACCCGAGGTGAAAGGCTTTGTCGATGGCTATCTGCGGCGCGGAGCGACCACCGAGATCAAGTCGCTCACGACCGGCGTCCCCGCCGACGGCGGCTATGCCGTGCCGCGCCAGATCGACGCGGCGATCGCGCGCGAACTGACCGCGATCAGCCCGATCCGCGCGATTGCGCAGGTCGTGCAGACGGGCAGCGCGGGCTATCGCAAGCTGGTGACCACCGGCGGCACCGCCAGCGGCTGGGTCAGCGAAACCGCCGCACGGCCCGAGACCGACACGCCCGAATTTGCCGAGATCGCGCCGCCGACGGGCGAACTCTATGCCAATCCGGCGGCCAGCCAGGCAATGCTCGACGATGCCGGCTTCGATCTCGAGAACTGGCTCGCCAGCGAGATCGCACTGGAATTCGCCCGCGCCGAAGGGGCCGCCTTCATCGGCGGTTCGGGCACCAACCAGCCCCGGGGCTTCCTCTCCGCTCCGGTAGCGACGACCGCTGATGGCACGCGCGCCTTCGGGACGCTGCAATATCTGGGTTCGGGCGCGGCCGACGGGCTGGGCAGTGCGGCGGATACGCGGCTGATCGATCTGGTCCACACGCTCAAGGCGGGCCACCGGCAGGGCGCGAGCTTCGTGATGAATTCGGCGACGCTGGCCGAAGTGCGCAAGCTCAAGACCTCCGACGGCGCTTTCGTCTGGCAGCCGGGGCTGGTCGAGGGCCAGCCCGACCGCCTGCTCGGCTATCCGGTGGTCGAGGCCGAAGACATGCCCGATATCGGCGCGGGCACTTTCCCGATCGCCTTCGGCAATTTCCGCCACGGTTATCTGATCGCCGAACGCAGCGCGACGCAGGTCCTGCGCGATCCCTTCACCAACAAGCCCTTCGTCCACTTCTACGCCACCAAGCGCGTGGGCGGGCAGGTGCTCGATGGCAATGCGATCAAGCTGCTGAAGATCGAAGACTAGCAGCTGGCAGGCGGGGCTTCCCCCTGGCCCCGCCTGCTTTTCGTTTTCCCGCAAGGCTTCCCCGACGCCAGAAAAGGACCCCCCATGGCGACAGACCTGTCCGGCCAGCCGCTGGCCGAGCTTAAGCAGTGGCTGGCAATCAGCGCCGCGGGCGAGGATGCGCTGCTGCTCCGCCTGCTCGAAAGCGCGTGGCAAGTGTGCCTCCAGTTCACCGGCAGCGAGGCGGCGGAATGGGCCGAGCTCGACCCCGCGCTGCGTCACGGCATCGTGCGCTTCGCCGCGCATCAATATCGCGAGCGCGACGAAGGCCCGGCCGAGCGCTTGCCGAGCGCGATCGCCGCGCTGTGGCGCCCCTATCGCATGGTGCGGCTGTGAGCTTTGCCGCGCTCGCGCAGCGCCTGACGCAGCGCGCCGCCCTGCTCGCCGCGGGCCGCGCCGAGACGCGCATCCGCGCCCGCCGCCGCGATGGCGGCCAATGGCACCGCGCGCATCTGTTGTGGCCACTGTTCGGCCGGGGAGAGTGCTGATGGAAATCGCCTTTCGCACCGCGCTCATGGGCTGGCTCCGCGCCGACTCCCTCCTCGCCGACATGCTCAATTCGATCGAGGAGGACGGTCCGGTCGCCGCCAGCCCGCCCCATCTCGCGCTGGTCGCCAGCGCCGCCGCCGACTGGTCGACCAAGACCGCGCGGGGCCGCGAAATCCGCCTCGCGCTCGAGCTCGCCGGGCGCGGCGACGATCCCGCGCAGACCGCCGTCCTCGCGCAGCGGGTGGAACAGCGCATCGCCACGCTGGCCCCGCAGCAGGAGGGGTTCCGGATCGTCGTCACCCAGTTCCTGCGCAGCCGCGTCGAACGCCGCCGCCGCGCCATGCGCGCGGTGCTGCTCGAATATCGCTTCTCGCTTCTCGAAACGGAGTAACCCGACATGACCGCCCAAAAAGGTGCCGCCTTCCTCCTCAAGATCGGCGATGGCAATTCGCCCATCGCCTATGAAACCGTTGCCGGCCTGCGGACCACGCAGATGACCGTCAATGGCGATACGGTGGTGGTGACGCACAAGCAGAGCGGCGGCTGGCGTGACCTGCTGTCGGGCGCGGGAACGCGCTCGGTCTCGGTCTCGGCCTCGGGCATCTTTTTGGGGTCCGATGCCGAGGGCAGCGTACGCGGCCATGCGCTCGCAGGCACGCTCGCCAATTACGAGCTGAGCTTCGAGGACGGCGCCAAGATGCGCGGCCAGTTCCTTGTCCAGCGGCTCGACTATGCCGGGGATTTCAATGGCGAGCGGACCTATGCGCTGCAGCTCGAAAGCTCGGGCGAGGTGGTCCCCGCATGAGCAATCCGGTTCGCGGCGAAGCCACGCTGACCATCGCCGGCGAGACGCAATTGCTGCGCCCGAGCTTCGACGCGCTGGTGCGCGCCGAGGAGGAGCTGGGTTCGCTGTTCGCACTGGTCGACCGCGCGGGCGAAGGGCAGCTGCGGCTGGCCGAGATCGCCGGCCTGTTCTGGCATTGCCTTGCCGATCGCGGCAAGCTGACCCGCGCCGAAGTGGGGCAGGCGGTGCTCGACCGGGGCCTCGCCGCCTCGGCCGCGCCGCTGCGTGCGCTCCTCGGCGAAATCCTCAAGGGCGCCGGATGAGCGCGACTTTCTCAGCGCAGGCCGTCCGGCTGGCAGCGCTGGCGGCGGCGCATATGCGCTGGACACCGCCGGTGTTCTGGGCCGCGACGCCCTCCGAACTCGCCGCCAGCCTTGTCCCACCCCTTCCCGCCGACACCCCGCCCACGCGCGCCGAAATCGCGGCGCTGATCGAACGAGATGCCCATGGATGACGAAATCGACGAGCTGATCGTCGCAGTGCGCGCCGATACGCAGGGCTTTGCGGCCGATATGCGCGCGATGCGCAGCGAGTTCGACACCACCTTGCTGGGCGGATTCGATCGCGCGGGAAAAGTGCTCGAACGCGGCCTGCTTTCGGCAATCCGCCAGGGCAGTCTCGGGTTCGACGACCTGCAACGCGTCGCCGCCGGCGTGCTCGACCAGATCGCGGCGCAGGCGCTCCGCCTCGGGCTCGATTCGCTGTTCGGCGGAAGCGGCGGCGGCGGCAATGGACTTGGCAATCTGGTCGGCGGGGCGCTGGGCGCCTTGTTCGGCCTGCCCGGCCGCGCCACCGGCGGGCTGGTCGCGCCCGAGCGCCCCTATCTCGTCGGCGAACGCGGCCCCGAACTGTTCGTCCCGACCAGCGCCGGCCGGGTGGAAGCCAGCGTTCCACACGGCCAACCCCGGCCCGACGTCCGCGTCGCGATCAGCCTGGCCGTCCCGCGCGGTACTGCCGCCCCCGTCGCGCTCCAGCGCTCCTCGCGCCAGGTCGCGAGCGCGGTGCGGCGCGCGCTCTCGGTCTAGGAGACCCGCCATGTCATTCTGGCTTGCCCGCGACCGCAAGGGGCAGCATTCCGATCATATCCAGCGCTTCGACCCGCGCTTCTGGACGATCAATTTCCCGCGCCCGATGATGGCCAGCGTGGTCACCACCGCGCCCGATGCGCTGCGGGTAGATTGCACATTCTTCCACGAAGGCGAACTGGCGGGGTTGATCTGGGAAAGCGAGGACCGGCTCGACCACCCGCTGCTCGGCTATGAAACGCAGCGCGATTACGCCCATTGCGTGCTGCGTTTCCGCTGGCGCAGCGGCGGGGTCCTAGCGCTCGACGTGCCGCACGGACCGACGCTGACGATCGAAGGCCGCGATGCCGCAGGCCAGCCGTGTGCCTGGTATGTCCGCCTGTGGAACTACGCCAGCGGCACACCCAGCGATGCGCGGATCGAACTACCCTTTTCTTCGCTGCAATCGGGCTATGGCCTGCCCGGCGAGGCGGTTTATCCCGCCGATATCGACCGCATGTTTATCAGCCTCGTCCCCCAAGGCTATGTCGAGGGCAGCGACGCGGTGCTGCCCGCACCGGTCGATGGCTGGGCGGAGCTGACCGCGCTGTCCTGCGAAGGAGAGCATGCCTCGCTCGAAATCGGCGACGTGCTGATCCCTGCGCATGGCGAGCAGATCGCCACCGCCTATGACGACAGCTTCAACCAGACGCCCGCGCGCCTGCTGCGCAATATCGAAGGCCTCGGCTATCGCGGGCGGATCGTCCACTATGTCGGGATGAGCCATTATTTCCGGCTCGAGCCGCTGGGCGGCGCGCATTACGTCAGCCTTGCCGGCGGTGTGCTCAACGCCCCTTGCGAAGCCTGGCACCGCGCCTATGCCGCCGCCGCGCGCGAGCACGGTTTCGACCTCATCTGGTCGCTATCCTACGAATTGTTCGATGCGCATTGCTGGAACGACTGGAAGCAGCGCGCGCCCGATGGAGCGCCAGCCCTGACCGGCTGGGTCCCGCCTTCAACACTGCTGTCGCCCGCACATGGCGGCGCGATGGCCTATCTGCAGCAGGTCGCGCGCGCCTTTGTCACCATCGCGCAGGACGCGGCATTGCCGGTGCTGTTCCAGATCGGCGAGCCATGGTGGTGGACCGTTCCCGCGACTGGTGCGCCCTGTCTCTACGATGCCAGCGCGAAGGCTGCGCTGGGGGGCGACCCGGTGACGATCGCGTCCTTGCGTGGCCCGCTCGACCCGGCGCAGGTCGCGCTGCTCGATGCGGCGGGACAAGTGCTGGCGGATTCGACGCTGGCGCTGGCCGATGCGGTGCGCAACGCGGCGGACGGGCAGGCCGAGATTCTGCTGCTGACCTTTACGCCGACCGTCCTCGATCCGGCCACCCCCGAGGCCTGGCGCGCCAATATGCCCACCGGCTGGCGGTACCCCGCCTTCGACCGCCTGCAGCTGGAGGATTACGACTGGCTGACCGCAGGTGCCGAGGCCGCGCGGCGCCAAGCGCATGCCTTTGTCGACCGGCACCTGGCCTATCCAGCTGCTGCGACCGACTATTTCTCAGGTTTCGTGCTCGCTCCCGAAGATAGCGAGGAGTTCTGGTCGCTGATCGACCATGCGCTCGATGAAGCGCGGGCACGCGGCGTGTCGCAGCGCTTCGTCTGGGCGCTGCCGCAGGTCGCGCGCGATGGTTACACCCGCCTGCCTCCCGGAGACGACGAGATGATCCCCTTCGACGATGTCGCCTATCCCCTTGCACTTGGCCGCGATGCCGCGGCGAGCCCCGAGTTTTCGACCTCGGTCGCAGTGACCGCATCGGGCTATGAGCATCGCAATGCGTTGTGGTCCGATGCGCGCATGCGCTACGATGTCGGCCCCGGTATCCGCTCCGAGGCAGAGCTAGGCACGCTGATCGCCTTCTTCCGCGCGCGCTACGGCCCGGCGCGCGGGTTCCGGCTCCGCGATCCGTTCGATTTCAGCTCCCACGCGATGACCGGCATACCAGTGGCGACCGACCAATTGCTCGGCACTGGCGATGGCGCGGCCAGCCGCTTCCGCCTCGTCAAACACTATGGCGCGCAGCAACGCCCGATCACGCGCGCTGAAAGGGGCAGCATCCGTGTCGCGATCGAGGGTGTCGAAACCGCCGACTGGACCCTGGAGCACGGGGGCTGGATCGTCTTTGACACCGCCCCGCCCGATGGCGCAGCGATCACCGCGGGTTTCCTGTTCGATGTGCCGGTGCGCTTTGCCGAGGACCGGCTGGATGTCAGCGGCCTCTCCTTCGCCGCGGGAGAAGCGCCTTCGGTCCCGTTGATCGAAGTGCGCGAGGCCGCATGAGCAGGATATTCTTCGCCAATGAGCTCGAAACCGCCGCGACTTGGTGGCGCGTCTATCGCCGCGACGGGGTGACGCTGGGTTTTACCGCGCATGATCGCGACCTGTGGTTTGGCGGCATCCGCCACTGCGCCGCGCCGGGCATGCTGCCCTCCGCCATCCGCCGCACCGCCGGCTTCGAGGACGATCCCGGCGATGTCGCCGGCGCGCTCAGCCATGCTTCGGTACGCGCGGAGGATCTTGCCAGCGGGCGCTTCGACGGGGCGCGCGTGGAAAGCGGGATCGTCGATTGGGCAACCCACGAAAGCGCCACGCTCTACGTCGGTTCGGTCGCGAGCGTGAGGCGCGAAGCCGCGGGTTTCAAGGCCGAGCTCGTCTCGGCCAAGGCGCGCCTAGCCGGGGAGACGATCCCGCTCTCGAGCCCCTCGTGCCGTGCGCGTTTCTGCGGGCCCGGCTGCGACCTCAACCCGGTCGCCTTCGAAACACGCGCGCGGCTTCTCGGGGTCGATGCCGATACCAATTCGCTGCGCGTCGATCTGGCGGAGACGTCACCCTATCGGTATGGCGAACTGCGCTGGCTCGACGGACCTGCGACCGGCCTCTCTGCGCGAATTCTCGAAGCGGTTGGCGATACGCTAACGCTTGCCGAGCGCATCGAGCCGGAGCTGCCTGTGGGCCTGCGCGTCCGGCTGCGCGAGGGCTGCGACCGGACCATCGCCACCTGCACATCGCGTTTCGGCAACGCGGTCAACTTCCGCGGCGAACCCTTCCTCCCCGGCAATGACATGCTCGCACAATATCCGGTCGCGCGGTGAGCGCGCGTGGCGACGATCTTGCCAGTGCCGCCCAGGCGCTGGTGGGAGTACCCTTCCGGCTACACGGGCGCGAGCCTGCGACGGGTCTCGATTGCCTCGGTCTTGTCGGGCGGGCGCTGGAGGATTGCGGGCGGAGCGTGTGCTATCCGCAGGGTTACCGGCTCCGCAACGCCGATATCGCGCCGTGGCTGGGTTTCGCCGCGCGCAATGGCTTGCGCTGCAGTGCCGGCCCCGTCCGGCGCGGTGATGTCCTGCTGATACAGCCCGGACCCGCGCAGCATCACCTGCTGATCGCGCTCGGTGGCACGCGCTTCGTCCATGCGCATGCCGGGCTGCGGCGCGTCGTTATCCAGCATTTCCCCTCCCCTCGACCGCCGCTGGCGCGGTGGCGGCTCGATCCCGACCCGGAGCAGATATGGCAACGCTAGTACTCGGAGCGATTGGCACGCTGGTCGGCGGACCGCTGGGCGGTGCGATCGGCGCCACGCTTGGTCACGGGCTCGATTCGATGATCATCGGATCGCCACGCCGCGAAGGCCCGCGGCTGAAAGAGCTCGCCGTCAGCACCTCGAGCTACGGTCAGCCGATCCCCGCGCTCTACGGCAAGGTCCGCGCGCCCGGCACGATCATCTGGGCGACCGATCTCAAGGAACAACGCGAAAGCAGCGGGGGCGGCAAGGGCAAGCCGAAGACGACGACCTATAGCTATTCGATTTCGCTCGCCGTGGCGCTATCGAGCCGTCCGATCGACCGGATCGGGCGGATCTGGGCCGATGGCAATTTGCTGCGCGGTCGTGGCGGCGACCTCAAGACCGGCGGCACACTGCGCGCCTATACCGGACATGCCGATCAAGTGCCCGATCCGCTGATGGCCGCGGATATCGGCCCGCAATGCCCCGCCCATCGCGGCTGTGCCTATGTCGTGTTCGAGGATCTCGCGCTCGAGGATTTCGGCAACCGCATCCCCGCGCTCAGCTTCGAGGTCTTTGCAGGCACCGCCGTGCATATGGTCAGGGAAATCGCCCAGCGGCATGGCATGGAGAGCCGGCAGGCGGCCTTTCCCGCGCTTGAGGGCTTCGTGCACGAGGGCGGCACTCCGGCTGCGGTGCTGACGCTGGTCGACCGGCTGAACCCGCTCGCAGCGGTTTCGCGCAGCGGGCAGTTCAGCCTCGACGGTCTCGCGACGCCGGTCGGCGAAATTCCGACACTGCCGCCGGCAATCGCATGGGAGGAAGGCGACTTCGGGCAGGAGGACGGGACTGCGCTGGCGCGCAGCTCGGCCGATGGAAACAGGCTGACGGCCTTGCGTTATTACGATCCCGCGCGCGATTACCAGCCCGGGCTGCAGCGCGCGGATGGGACGGAACCGGGAGCAGCCCGCGCGGTGCTCGAGTTCCCCGGCACCTTCTCGGCAACCCATGCCCGGTCGCTGCTGGCGCAGGCTGCAAGCCGCGAACAACAGCGCGGCGAGACGCTCGCCTGGCGGATGAGCGCCATCGATCCGGCGCTGGGCCCGGGAAGCATCGTGCGCGCTCCGGGCCTGTCCGGACTGTGGCAGATCATCGGGTGGGAATGGCGTGAGCGCGGGGTCGAGCTCGAGCTGGTCCGGTTTGTTCTCCCGAACGGTGCCAACCGCCCCGCCGATCCCGGTGCGGCGTGGACGCCGCGCGACCGGCTTGCGGTTGGCACCAGCCTGCGCGTGTTCGAACTTCCGTGGGACGGTAACGGGGCGAGCGGATCGATCCAACGGTTCGCCGCGGTCGGCGCGCCGACCGGGCGCTGGTCCGGCGCCGCGCTGTATGAGCTGGCGGGCAATGCGCTCGTCCCGCTGACCGAGAGCGGCCCCGTCCGCGCCGTGAGCGGAAGCTTGCTCGTATCACTGGGCGCCAGCCCCGGGTTGCGCTTCGAGGGTTCGGCATCGATGCAGGTCGCGCTGGAAGATCACGAGGCCGAACTCGAACCTGCCACGCCCAACGCTATCGCGCGCGGCGCCAACCGCCTGCTGGTAGGGAGCGAGATCGTCCAGTTCGCGCAAGCCCAACCTGTCGGCGATGGCGTCTGGGAGCTTACCGGATTGCTGCGCGGCCGCGGCGGTACCGAGATCGAGGCGCTGGCAGGGCATTTGCCCGGCACGCTGGTCACGCTGCTCGATGACCGCCTGGTCGAACTGCCTGCCACGCTCGCCCTTAGCGAAGGGAGCGAACTGGCCGCAATCGGATCCGCCGATCCCGAGCCGGTGGTCGCGCCGCTTGAGAACGGGGGCAGGACCCGGCGTCCCCTGTTCCCGGTCCAACCACGAGTGCATACGACGCCGGAAGGTGGCCTGATCCTCGCCTGGACTCGCCGTGCGCGCGGCGGCTGGAGCTGGCTCGACGAAGTTGAGCAACCGCTCGTCGAACAGGCGGAAGCCTATGAGGTGGGGCTCGGCGATCCGGACAAGCCGCACCGGCTCTGGGCAACCCCTGCGCCGCACCTGCAGCTGGCGCCCGCAGAGATCGCCGTGCTTTCTTCGCTCCATCCCGGACAGTCATTGTGGGTCCGGCAAAAGGGCAGCTTCGCGCTCTCGGCCCCGCTCCATCTCACCCGCGTTCCCGCATCCAGCTAA